GCGCGGCGGCGTGACCCTCGTTACCCTGCGCGGCGGCGTGTCCTTTGTAGCCCTGCGCGGCGGCGTGACCATAGTTACCCTGCGCGGCGGCGTGACCCTCGTTACCCTGCGCGGCGGCGTGTCCTTTGTAGCCCTGTGCGTAACCGCCGTTGCCTTCCTCTTTCGCTTTTTGAAGGTCAATTTTGACCTGTGCGCTTATAAGCTCGTTCAGGCTCATCTTCGACCCAACTTTAAGCTTTTTTGTCACATACTTTCTGTTATCGTCGGTTTCCACTTCGTCCAAGGCTTCCACCTCGGCGAACTCGCTCTCCGGCGGGTAAAAATCCAGCACGTCCATCGGCTCTGCGCAAAAGTGCATACCATTTTTGCAAATAACCGATTCGTCCTCCTCAAAGACCGTGTTCTCCGCATACTGCTTTCCGCGGCACACAAGCCCCTTGTCAAATGCCTTGTAGCCTTTCATTAAATTTGTCCTCCTTTATTTTTAGGTCGCAAAATGCTCTCAAAAGTTGACAAATGCCTTGTTTTGTGCTACTTTATATTTGTATTTGTTTATTGAGCACTCTTTTGTTTTGCTTTGCCCTCTTTTGCCTTGCTTTTTGCTTCTGTGCTCTTAGTATATCTCGAATTATTCGAGAAAGCAATAGCTTTTTAGGATTTTCCCCTCGAAAAGTTCGAGATTGTAGCAATGCACAAACTTTTGTTGGAAAGGAGCGGATTGTATGTGCGAAATTGATAGAATAAAAGAACTCGCAAAAGAACAAAAACGGTCGCTAAGTTATATTTGCGCTCAAATCGGAGTTGCAAACAATTATCTAACAGACATTGCTCGCGGCAAAAACACCCTAAAGCCCGACCGCCTCGCACAAATCGCCGATATTCTCGGCACCACGCCGGAGTATTTGCGCGGAGAGACGGACATAAAAGAAAAGCCCGCCGAAAACGGCGAGCTGTCCGAAAATGATAAAAAATTGCTTGCGTTTTTTAGTAGCCTGCCGCCGCAGGTGCAGAATCTTTTTGCGGATATGGAGCGCCTTTCGCCCGAGCAGCTCGATGCGCTGGAGGCTGTCGTTCGCTCATATCTGCCGAAAGAGTGATTTCCGCTTTAAGGTCTTTGTGCTTCTCGCAAAATCTCAAAAAGTTTTTTTCTGTCTTTTTCATCATATGTATATCCTCCTGTCTGCCCGCTCCGGGCGTCCGTGCCGTGCGTGCAGCCGCCGACGGCTGCGGAAGATATTTTCGGCGGCTTGTCCGGTGTTCCGGCTTGCAATTAAAGCCTACGACAAACCGCAATGCAATGCAATCGGCAAATTTGGAATTCTGCCGTTTTTTATGCAATTTTTGTAAGTAAAAATTGAAATATTGGAATAGGGGGTATTTTTATGTTATCGGAAGATTTATCAACATTAAAAGCAGCCGCAAATCTCACCGCAAAAGAGATTGCACAGCGTGCCGATGTGTCGGAAAGCACTCTTAGCCGTATTTTGACAGGCGAAACAGCCGACCCGTCCTTTGCCACCGTTGCAAGGCTTGTTTCTGTAATGGGTGGTTCTCTCGATGTAATCGCGGGAATATCTCACAAGATAAATTATCGCGACGAGCTGATTGACCAGTGCCACGAGGACATAGCCCACGAGCGCCGGCAGTTTAAGCGCGTCTTAATCTTCACCTGTGCTGTTATGGCGTTTCTTTTAATTTTTGTTGCGTTAGATATAATCCTTCCCGGTGTGGGATGGGTAAGATATTAAAAAAATTCACTTAAATCGCTATATATAATATAATAATTTAGTAGTAGTAGTAGTATATGTTGAAAACTTTTCGGGAAATCGGTTTATATAAACCTACATTTATTCTCCCTAAAATTTATTTTTGCCGAACTAAAGTTTTTTTAATTTTCTTAAACCTACAAAATAATAAAAATGTTGAAAACTTGTTGAAAACTATGTTGAAAAAATGTTGAAAAGTTGAAAACTCAGTTCAAGCCCAAATTTTAGGTTGTTGAAAGTTTGTTGAAAAGTTGAAAACTCTGAAATAAAAAAACCCCCGACGTTCGCCGCGTCGGGGGAAGGAGCGGGCGAGATTGCAAAGTCCGCTCCTTGTTTTATATTATAAGCTTTTACAAAGGAGATTGCAAGAATGAAAAGAACAAACACCGCAAAATGGGACGAGAGCAAGCAATACTGGAAAATAAACGTCCAACGCGACGGCGTTCGCAAAAGCTTCTATTCCGGCACGCCCGGTCGCACCGGGCAGCGCGAAGCAAACCGCAAGGCAGACCTCTGGCTCGATGAGGGCGTAGAAAATCAAAATGCAAAAGTCAATCAAGTTTATCTTGAATATCTCGCGCTCGTCAAAGAAACTACATCTGAACGGAATTATACCCCAAAAGAACAGCGCTGGCGCTGCCATATCGAACCTATCATAGGCTGCCGTTCCGTGGCTTCCCTGTCGGACAAAGACTTGCAGGACGTAATCAATAAAGCCCACACAAAAGGCCACCTTTCAAAGAAAACCATTATGAATATTCGCGGTGACTTGACGGGCTTTATTAAGTATTGCCGCAAACAAAAGCTCACTTCGTATGTACCTGAAGATCTAACAATTCCCGCTGCCGCGCAGCACAAAGAGCAAACTATCTTGCAGCCTGATGACCTTAAAATACTGTTCGCCGATGATACGACCACTTTTAACGGGCAACCGGGGCAAGAAATGTATATTTACGCCTATCGCCTGCAAGTGCTTACCGGGCTACGCCCCGGTGAACTCCGTGGGCTAAAGCTAAACGATTATCAAAAAGACAAATTGTTTATTCGGCGCTCCATTGACGTAATGGGCAAAATAACCGAGGGAAAAAACAAAAACGCAAAACGTATTATTTACCTATCCCCTCTTGCGCAGAAAACGATAAATGCGCAAATAAAAAAATTTTCGCCCGAGGAATATATATTTCCCATCGAATCAACCGCGTGCTACGAAAAACACCTTTATAAATACTGCGAGGTTCACGATTTGCCGCATGTCACGCCTTACGGCTTGCGCCACACCTTTGTATCAATCGCTAAAACCTTGCCCGAAGGTCTTGTAAAATCTGTCGTGGGGCACTCCGCCAATATGGACACGTTTGGTGTATATGGTCATTCCTTAACCGGAGACGGAAAGACAACAGCTAACGCCCTGAGCGGTGTTTTTTCCTCAATTTTAGAGAGTAAAAAATAAAAGTGTGGTGCAAAGTGTGGTGCTAAAATAAAAATAACCGCTTGATTTTGGCTTAATCAAGCGGTTTTCTTGTGGAGCAGGCAACGGGAGTCGAACCCCTATTTAATAAATCTGGTTGTTTTACCCGTGCCAAAATAATTTGATTATAATGCGCTTTTTCTTTAATTTAATTAAATGTAGAAATAATTAAATTAAAATTCTTTAGCAAAAAAGTGTGGTGCAAAGTGTGGTGCTAAATCATTGTTCCTTTCTTTCCACAACGCCTTTATAATACCCCGCCAGTTTCTCTTTCGGGCTTCCCGCGTCTTTATCAAAAAGAAAAGCTTTTGCCATATCGGCATAAAAATCCGACATACCAACCCCGTACTTGTTCGCCACCCCGGAATAATCAGAATACATCATATTCATAGTGACGTTCCACTCCTCGGGGGTAATGTGGTCAAAGCGGAGCCCGGCGCTTTCGGCCACGGAATTTGTCTGAGAAATATTCCAATGCCCGCCGGTGCTGCCGTCCTCGTTTTCCATTTGCTCATTCCACTCTCGGATCTCATTATCCGAAAGCTTTTTCTCGCCGCCCAACATCTCTTTAAGACACTCGGCGTGCTGGCGTAAATCCTTTTGCATATCCTCCACCATTCCGCAGTAAGGGCTTTCGCCGCTTAAACTGTCAAATAGCTTTTTGTATTTTTCAGCGCTTTTCTTTGCGTTTTCAATACTTTCCTCTATAAGCGATTTATCCATATCAATACTCCTTAATATATTTGTAAAGCCTGTCAACATCGTTTCCGTCAAAGGTCAATTCTCCAATCATCGGAATCTCTATCGTCCTTCGTTGCTCAAATTGCGGCCTTGCAACGCTGTAAAGTCTGTCAACATCAATATCATCATCCTTAAAAATCCCCGTCAGCCCAAGCGCAGGATGGTTTTTAATCTTTTCCACCGCTCCCGCAGCATTATCCATCACAAGCCCGATATAAATGCTCACACCTATTTGTTTTGCTGTGGGCAAATGCGGAAGAACATCGTTTTTGACATATTCCGATACACCGTGTTTGACTTGTTCTATGTTTGCCATTTCAACCGCTCCTTTTTATTGTTAGAATATGGGGCAGCAAAAGCCGCCCCATGCGTTTGACAACCGGTTTAGCCGGTGGTGGTGGTACCGGGGGACACGGTTACGGTCGCATTGCCCCAGCCGGGACAAACGGAGCTGTTCGGGATAACGAGCTGAGTCATACCCATAAGAGCATTGACCTGATTTTGAATACAGCCGATAGTCGCGGTGTTTACCCCGTTGTAAACAAGCTGCTCCTTCTCAAAAGTGTTGAAGCTTTCACGAATGGAATTTGCTTTGTCGTTGATAGAGTTGTAAACCTCAATGAGCTTTTTGTCAACATCCGCCTGAGCCTTGAGAACGGCGTTTTCCTGAGTGAGCTGAAGCTCATAACGGCTCACAAGGTGTTCACTGTCTGCCGCTCCTGCTGCTGCCATTCTGCCGCCGCCAACAAGTCCGCCGAGTGCCATTACGCCGGAAAGGGCAGTGCCGATAATACCTGTGGTAAGTCCTGCATTTGCAATACCTTTGCTTGCGTACTCCATATAATAAAGTACCTCCTTTAATTATTGCAGTAATAAAGCGCCCTCTTGTCTGCGGTTTAATCGTACCACATTTCAAGGGGGCGTTTTTCTGTACTTTATAGGGTCATTATCTGGTTTTTATCAAATCCGCAAGCCGCTTCGCAGCTTGCCTGTGCCGCTCGATAGTTTGAGAATACGATAGTCCTATCTTGTCCGCAATATACCCGCAGTCCTGATGCTGCAAATATATCCTACTCAAAATCTCGGCATCGTGCTCGTGCTCAAAGCTGCAATCGCTTATGTATTCGCGTAGCTTTGCTTTCGAGCACACGCTCTTAATTGTTTTTCTGTTTTCGCGGTTTTCCGCCCTCATACGCGCTCCATTCTGCAAGCCGGTAGCGCCGGAAGAAGCGGTTAATTTACGGTTACGTGAATTACTCCGTCGGTGATTTCCTCGTCCTGCTTCGGTCTTTGCGGCGCAGGCTTTGCCTCGATTGCCTTAAACTCAAAATAGTTATACCAATCGTTATGTGTGTAGGTCATGGTCTGCCCCTCGCCGATATTGAGCAGCTCCACCGGGTTTATAGTGCTGTCCACGCTCCCGCGGCGCAGAAGAGCGTGTCCGCGGCTCGAAATTCCGGTGCAGTAAAGCGGATGAGCCGTGTCCGTGTCAAACTGGATGTGCAAATGCGGCCCGCTGGTGGCGGCTCCGGTGTTGCCGTAATATCCAAGCAGCGTTTTAGTGGTTACTTTGTCCCCGGCTTTCACCTTCGGCAGCGCTGCCATGTGCATATATGTGCACACCACATTCATCGTGCTTTGCGTCTTGCGATTATAGCAGTCCTTGTAAATGATAACAAGGCAATAGCCGCAGCCGCTGCCTTTACCGGTGGTTTTGCCATGCAGACCGTCAAGCCCCGCCGCAACCACAACGCCGTCGCCCAAACCGTAAAGCGCGCGGTTCTTGGAAGGGCTTGCACAGTCAATTCCATAGTGGCTAAAGCCCCAATACTTGCGGTACTTGTAATTCTTATAGCCCGCCGTAGGCTTAAAATCTTTAATCGGCAAAATAAGCTTCTGCATAGGTCAGGCCTCCGCGTCCGGGTATTCTTCGTGGTCGTTTGCCGGAACTTCATATCTCATCGCTCTTTCACTGTCGCCAATGCCGTCAGTAGTGGGGTCTACAAGCACACCGAGAGCCGCAAGCGCAGTTACAATGGCAACGCCCGTATTGATTGCCGTGGACTGGCTCAAGCCCGGAGTGATACCGAATGCGGCAAGCACCGCATAAATAAAGGTGATTGTTGCCGGAACCATGGTCATCCAAAAGGTCACGTTTTTAAGTCTTACTTTCCAGTTGATTTTCATTTTTTCTTTCCTCCGTTTATTTAATGATAAATGCCAAAACAGCGCTGATTATTGCGCTGATTGCGCCTGTGATAATGCAGCCGACGGTCACGCGCTTAAAATATGCCGCCTCGTCCACCGGGGCTTTTTCAAGGCTTTCCAGCCTTGCGCCCTGCTTCTTCTGCTCCTCGAGCATATACTCCATATTTGTAGCAAGCCGTTCCACAGCGACCGCCATTTTTTGCTGCTCTTCGAGAAGCTTGTCCAAACGGTCAAGCCGCTTTGTATTGCTTTTGCTTCGCGCGTCCACTTCGGTAAGCTCTTTTATAATCTGGTCATTGTCCATTCGCGTCTCCCTCCATAAGCTTTATATTATTAGCTATCCGCTCGTTGCAGGGGTCTGCGCAGAGGGCGCTGTGCGCCGCTGTGAGCGCTTTTGCCCTTCGCCCTGTCATATAATAGCCGATAGATAACATATCAAATGGGAGGGCGCTCCACGCCTCCTGCTCACATATATAAGAGCCATCCTTTTCAGATATTGCCGTTGCTTTTTCTCCGGCATAAACTACTCCGCCCCAGTCCTGCCTCCCGTAATAAAACCTTTCAAGGTCGTACCACGGTTCGCGGGTTCTGTAGCCTTCTGCGCAGGCACGCAGATAATACTTTTCTGCTTCTGTAGGCTGAGAAAGTTTGCAGTAACAATCACCAATAAACCGCATACTTGCGCAGCGCTCCAAATCCCATTTTGCCTCCGGCATGCTAATATGCTTTTTAAGCATATTTATTGCTTCCTGCCACCTGCCGCGGAACATATACTCTCGCCCCAAATAGTGAGTGTTGCGGTCGTTGTGCGGGTTTTCCTTTACTGCAAGCTCCAAAAGGTCAAGATATTGCGCTCTGCTTTTCGTTGCATCCGCCCAGTGCTCAAGCACCATACCGTCAACATACACATATTCCTCAAGGCACTCCCGCTCTAAAATCTCATGAACCGGGTTCACCCACTTGTAAGTGCCGTCGTTGGCGTGGATTTTGTCAGCGTCAAAAGTTACTCCCTCGCCTCCGTGCTCGTTGTGGTTCCAGATGTACTTGTACTGCGCTCTTGATGTGTTGTTTCGCCATACCTTTAATATTGCTTCCCTCCATCCGTCGGAAAGCCGTTCGTCAAGGTCGGGGCAAACACAAATTTTTGCGTCATTCGGGACAAGCTTTAAGCAATCGTTTCTCGCTCTGTCAAAGCGGAAATCATTTCCGTAATCCGTTTCTGCAAAAACAAGCTTGTCGCCAAAAGCTTCTTTTGCCTCTTCAAAAAGCTTTTTCGTTTTGTCCGTGCTTCCGGTGTCAAGAACGCATATATAATCTGCGTTTTTAACGTTTTCAAGCCACGCCTGCACGTTTTTTTCTTCGTTTTTGCAAATAGTATAAACAGCTATTTTTCTGTTCGTCATACTACTTCCGCCCCGCTTTGCAAGCTCATCACTTCCGCATTAAGCTCCGACACCTGTTGAGTAAGCTCCTCTATACGCTCGTCTGCGGTCTTTTGCGCCATCGTCACATAAAATCTGCCGTTACTGTACATAATTTCGTACAGCACGCAAAACTCCGTAAGGCTTATTTGGGGCTCCGGACCGTCCGGGTCAAGCAAATCGTATTCTTCCGGGCTCATAAAACGCTCTTTTATATCTTCAAAATTGCCGCCGTCAATAATAAGCTTTACTCCACTGCGTCCCTTCTCGATGCTGAGTGCCTCTGCATTTATAAGAGCATAACTTTTATTGTCGCCCGCAAACTTTACGCTCATTCCCATACTTCTGTCTCCTATGTAATCGTTATAGTATAATAAGTGTTTCCGAAGAAACCACCTTCAACTGTTTTCTCAATATTCACTGTTATATTGCCGCTTATAACCTCTGTACGCTCTATCAGCGCATCCGTGCTGCCCGCCGTGTGTTCGGCACCGTTTATAACAACCTTGTATGCTACCGCTTTAACGGTGTGTGCGCCGTGCGCAACATCAAGCACCGTAGTTTGATAAATGTTAGTGCCGTCAATCATAACATATCCCGCTGTTTCGTCTCCCACACCCGTAACCGTTATGCGGTCAACCGTCGGATCCGTGCTGCCGGATGCTAAAAATGCAATGTACTTGTACGCTGCAACGTTGGTCTGCGTTGTTCCGCTCGCCGAAATTGCTAATTTAATGCTGCATTCGCCGCTCACATCGGACAAATCGAGATAATGCGTGGAATAGCTGCCGTTTGCCGCCGTAAAATTGCTCATATCATTTGACGCCAAAACAGATTTAAGGTCTAATGTCTTTAATATCGCTCCAACGGCGTTCTGAATTGCAACGCTCAGCGTACTTATTGCGTAATCCTTTTTGCCGCCGACAACCTCAAGCATTGTATAGCCGGTCAAATCATAAGTGCCTATTACGCAGGACAAGCTGTCACTGCCAATAACACGCATTTTAAGTCCGGCGCTTCCGAGCTCCGTATAACTGCCGCTCAAGACGGTTCCGTTAAGCGTTTGCGGTGCGGTATCGTAATCGTAAACAACTATTGTTTCTGCCGCCGATGCTTTTTTGCTTTGCATAAGCAGTCTTCGCCTTGTGCTCATCATATTAAGCACTCCAATTCTTAAAGATTATATATCCGTCCACCGCGCTGAACTCCCACACAGTTGACGCGGCTGCGGAAGTAATATCGCCGTCCGCTGCGCTGAATCCGCTGAGTGTTACTGTCGGATTTGACGCTCCGAACCGTATAAATCCGTGGCTTTCGCCCTCTCCGGCGGTTAAGGTAATAGACGTTACCGCCGCATAGCTGTATTCCTTGCCGTTTCCGAGCGTAGCCGTTACAGCTCCTGTTCCCGTAACTTTGGTTGGCGGAACAATATAATCCGTTCCCGCAACAGCCTCAACGATTTTTCCGCCCTGAGCTTTTAACAGTTTGCCGTTCGCAAAGGTGGTCGTGGTCGTCGCGCCTATCTGATTAAGTCCCGCTGGTCCAGTCGGCCCGGTAGGCCCCACACTTCCAGCGCTGCCATCTTTGCCTGGATCGCCCTGCTCACCCTTTGCGCCATCGTTTATTGTTGCTATCTCTACACCGTCGGCTTTTACGGTAGTCACGCCGTTTGTTTTCGTGGCGGTTATTACAGGCGTGTGCCCGTCCGTCCCGTCTTTGCCCGGGCTGCCATCTTTTCCGTCCGTGCCATCTTTACCCGGGCTACCATCGCTGCCTTTCTCACCACGACTTGGCTTTCCGGTGTCGTTGCTTCCGACAAACCAGTTTCCGTTGTCGCCGATGTAAGGCGTTTCGCCGTCTTTGCCCGGGCTGCCTGTAGCGCCCGCCGGTCCCGCAGGTCCATTCGCTGGGCCCGTCGGCCCGGTAGGCCCCATATACGCCGGAAACTCTTCATACTTTCCGGTTGTGGGGTTATAAATTTTGATTACTCCTATCGGCATTATCACCCCTCCTTACAGCACCAGTGTATAAAAAAAGTGCGGGGGCTTCTACCCCCGCACTAAAAATATTTTTATAAGCAAAAAGCCCTATCTTGCGATAGAGCTTTTTACTTCACAGCTTTCGCCGCACTAAGATTTCAATCCACAACCGCGTGCGCTTGCGCTCTGATCGAGCCACCCCCGCTTACGCGGGGAAAAATCAGCGCTCACGCGGTGACAAAAGGGATTAACCCTTGACTGTAGTATAGCACTGTGTAATGCTTTTGTCAAGAAGTTATCGAAAAATGCTTCTTAAACTTTCACTGCCGCATTAACCGTCAAGTCTCCCTCAACCATAACGGAAGAATAGCTTATACCATCCGTCATAACGAACGGCTGCGGCGTTCCGCCCATCGCCGAAACAAGGTAGTTTTCCTCGGCTCCGTCCACAACTGTTGTAAGCTGCTGCCCCGCAAAGAACACTATGTTAAATTTCTTTACCGTGAGCACAGCGTCTGCGGTATAAGTTTCAGTTTGTAGGTTCCCACTACCGTTTATATACCATACCGTAACACCTGGAGCTAAGGCGTTTCCTGTCAGGGTAAGAGCCGCCGTCTCTATAACAGCCTCCTCTTTCGTCCCCGTCCGCTTAAATCCGTTCGCACTCGTGTAGGTTTTGCCCTTTGCCACATCCGCGTCTCCCGCATCGCCGAGGTCAACCGCGGGCATCGTGAGCGTTATGCCCTTGTTTGCGTCTATAGCAAATGCTTCGCTTGTCTTGCCGGAAAACATCACCCTCGGGGTCAGTATTGCTGTGCTCGTCACGTTTCCGGTAATCTGCGTTGCTTTCTCCAGCGTTCCCGTCACCTTTACTCCGTCGACATACGCAGTCTGCCCCTTGACTATATCCTCCGCCACAGCCGTGGCATCGGAAGTGTCAAGCTGTGCGGGCAGTGCGTTCACCTTTGCAAGCACGCTTGCTATTTTGCTTGTGTTGTCGTTAAGGCTCATTCAGCACCTCCTCCACCTTTGCCCTCCACTTTTCGGGCACTTGCTTATACGAATATCAACAGTGCTCATGCTTTTACACCCCAAACTTTAATGGTTCCCAATGCCGTATTTTCTGTGCCATCTGGGAGTACCAAGCTAAAGCGTATTCCTGATACGAGTCCGCTGGAATATTGATTATTATTGCCAATCACAAGCGGTGTTAATTTTATTGCAACATTACCAGCAGAAAGAGTTTCAGTCCATTCTCCTTTTGGATAAGGCAAGTTCGCTCCGCATTCCAGCCAATATCTGGTCTTCCAACTCCAATTATGCTTGCAACATCCAATCTTAAAGCTGTTAACATCTCTCCATGTATCACCTACTTTGAATGCCACTTGCCTGTATACGGTCGTTGAAGCACTATATTGTTCCCCGGCGGTGTCACACAATGAGCTGTAAAAATAAAGTTTTTTGACTGGATTAGAAAAATCGAGTTGCAAAACATCTCCTGTGCTTGCATCAAGAGTTCCGAGGAGTTCCCACTGCTCGTCCGCAAACATATCCGCAGCTTCCCACGCAGTAGGCATACCCTGCTCGTTTACCGCCTTGACTTTGATTGTCTGCCCGACTGCCGCAGATGTAATCCCAAGGGATATATCGCTTCCGCTCCCCGCCGCTTTACCCTCCAGTGCTGACAGCACTGTATCAAGGCTTGTGCCCTGTGCGGCTATAACCTCGTTCTTTGCCGCTATTGCCTCTGCTATGTTGTTGCTCATATCATTCTTCCTCGTATATGATTTCAAGACCATATGCTTTTGCCGCTTCGTGCTCAATGCGGCAACCTCGTGCCTTTTCAAATCCTTTGCAAAAGTAAGCTGCGTGGCAAAGGCTCATATTTTCAAGCGACTTTGCCAAAAAGCAAAGCGGTATTTGTACAACTCCCCTTTGCTCCATTTGCTCTTTGCTATACCATTCATCGGTAAAAAGGGTGTTTATAATTTCATAACCCTTTTCTTCAAGAGCTTTAATTGCTTTTTCTCTTGTTTCTACGATTTCCGTATCACTTTTTCCTGCCATAGGCTGGCTTAACATTGCTTTTTTCATAATGTTTTCATTCCTTTCGCTTTTACATTGCGTCTATCTGCGCCGTTATATTCCCTACAAGGTCATACAGGCATTTCGCCGACGGTACTTCGCCGTCTGTGCTTGCGGAAGATACACTGGTTACAATATTGCTTGTAGTAAGCATATCATTCACGCTTGTCTGTGTAGCAAGCTGAACATTCTCTGCACTCACTCCCTGCGCCGTTACCGCAATCGTAAAATATTGTGCCGGGAAGTTCATTTTTGCGACGCCGCCGCTTCCGCTGAAAATCCACGTGTTCATTGCAGGCATAGGAACAAACAGCGGCAGTGTTGCTGTGTATACCCCCATTGAGCACCTGCAAAACAGCGCCTTGCCATCGTTGTATGCCGCCACTATATCCGCAAGCGGCGTTGTCTCGGACAGCGTGTAATTAGGAAATTTGCCGACCAGCTCCACATAATATGTACCGCCGCCGTTCTTGCCCGGCTCGCCCTTTGCTCCTCTCGGAATGCCGAGGTTCAGCACCGGGCTTTCCGCAGTGCCGCCCATACTCGCCGTTGCGTTCTGCCCCGCATCAAGTGTCGTAACAGTGCCTATGGTCAAATTCGGCGTTGTGCCGTCCTTGCCGGGGCTTCCGGTTGCCCCGGTAGGACCCGTAACGGAAAGAGGAATTCCCTCCGCGCCTGTCGGGTCAATCCAAACCGGGAAATCAGGTCCGCTCGGCTGCGTGCTGCCGTAATATATTCCCGGCGCGCCGTTTTCACCGTCCTTGCCGTTTTCACCGTCCTTGCCCGGTTTGCCTTGTTTCCCTGTCGCTCCCGTGGGGCCCGTTGGACCCGGAACGGTGGAAGCCGGTCCGGTTGGCCCTTGTTGACCCACAACATTACCCACTATGTGCTCCGTACCGTCTGTGAGCACAAACACAACATCGCCGTTTTCTTTAGCGTATATGCGTTTCAGCCCTCGGGATATATTTCCGTATGCGTCCGCAAACACTTGTACCGGCAGTTCAAGGTCAACTTTTGCTTCAAAAAGGTTATCTGCCATCTCGTCCTCCTTACTCTACAAGCATAGGCGCGTTTATAACGGTTCTGCGCCCCAGTGTTGGGCTTTCATAATCGCCTACATAGCGGTAACGCCCACGGTCAAAAAGTGCCGTAATCTCGTCCGTAAAATCAAATTCTGCGATATTATTTTTCAGTGCAAGATTTTTTCCTTTTCCAAACTCAAAAGTCTTTACAAGGTCGTTTTTGGCACTGAAAAACTTTACCGTCAAGGTGTCTGTATCGTTGTTAAAGTTTATTTCCTCGTTGTCCTGGTCTTTCAAAAACAAATGAATGTAATACTGAAAAGTGTTTCCCTTGTAGAACTTCAAAACTCCGTTTTCATTTCGGGGCGAGGTCTCCGCCCTTGGAATTGCCGTTGCCATACATAAACCGCCTCCTTACAATCTCAGTGTAAAATAAAAGTGCGGGAGCTTCTACCCCCGCACTCATATTTTTTTAATCGTCTTTAAGCCAGTTGTCACACATCTTCACGACCGCATCGGTGTTCTCGTAAATTCCGGTAGCGTAAAGCGCCTTGCGGATTTTTGCCCGTTCCGCGCTGTTCGCGTTCTGGTACAGTGGCTTCCAGTAGTTCGTCAAAGCTCCTTTGATATAGCCTTTAGCTTCATTCTCACTTTTACCGCTCGCAACATACTCTTTGATAAGCTTGTTTGTAGCTTTGCGAATTTCTGTAGAATCGCCTTTTCGCATTGCCTTTTTAATTCCTGCCGCCTTGCTCGTGTCTATAAGTCCTAAAGCTTTTCCGGCTCCGTAAATAGTGCTCGAATCCAAAAAACCGTCAACCGCCGCTTCATATATCCCCGCGAAGCTTGTATCTTTCAGCGGCTTGGTATTGACCGCTGTGTTGAAGATTGCCGCAAAGTCTCTGTAAACGTTCCGTACAGGCAGTCCGAAAAGGTTGAATACGACGGTCAATTCTCCCAAAGCACCGCCCCAGTCGCCTTTGCTTATTTTTTTGAGTGCTTTATTGCCCGCGCTCACGGTGTCCGAAATCATACCCATTTCGGGAAGCTCCGTCGTAAAGCCCTGAATCGCTTCGGAGATTGCGTCTACGCCCGGCAAATTAAGAATCGGAATAAGGTCGCTTACTATGTTGTTTACCAGCTTCTCGGTGTACTTTTCAAGGTAGGTTTTGTCCTCGTCGCGGTCGCGCAATGCTCCGATTATAGATTTAAGCAGTGCATTTGCAAGAACATTAAGCGCAAGCGCCGAAAGCCCGCGTGCCGCACTTTTGGCAGCCACCTTTTCCTTGCTGATGGAATCTACAAAGAGGTTGTAGCTCAGCGTTGGTTCCATTTTGAACGCCGATATTATCTGTGCAATTCCCCTTTGGTCCCGCATCATTGGGCTTTTTACAAGTATGCTGTCGTATACCTGCGTTGCGTTCACGACCTCATCAAACCGCCGTCCTGCCGCCCGCTTAAACTCCTCCGTTCCGCGTTTCAGATCCGTGGTGTCCTCAATTTCCGCCATAACGGCGTTCATAATGTGCCCCCAGGTTACCCAGTCTGCCTTTTCGGAGAGGAACCCGGTCACGTCGTCCAGCTCTCCGGTGCTGTATTCTCCGGTCGCAAAAAGCTGTCTAACATAGTCCTTGCCTTTCAGCTCCGGCTTCAAAATGTACTGCTCCGCGCTTCTGCCTGTGCCTATGTCAAACCGCCCCATATTTTTCAGGAACGCCGTGGAACTGTAATCGTACATTTCTTCAAGCGCGTTCTTTTGACGTACGGTTTTGGCAAGATACTTTCCGTCAATCATAGCCGTTGCCCTCATAATCGCCGAAGGCTGCTGAATCGCAACGGAAAGGTTGGCCGCAACCGCGGTTTTCTTAAATTTGCCGAAAAGCTTGCCAAAAACATTATCGTCGTTGAGCTGCACCGCTCCGCCAAAGCTGTCGCCCATAAGCCCGGTGATGTAGTTAATACCCTCCGTGCCGTAGCTGTCCCGAATAGCCTGTTTAACGCTTGTGCTGCCGTGCTCCGCGTCAACCGTATCCTTGTAATTGAGCACCCTCATAAAGTTATCCTGCTGCACCGCAAAGGCGTGGTAGCGCGCAGTGTCGTTCATGCTCTCCGCAACAACCTTGAAAAAGTCGTCAATCACGATTGCGGCGTTCGCGTTCGGGGTAAGCGTTTTCGCGCTGCCCATATTTTTAAGCATTTTGCTTCCGCCGACCTGCTTCACACCATCGGGGCTCACTTCCTGCCCGGCGTGGCTCTTAGTGTAATCGCTTGCAACACGGTAGGGGAAATAGTAGGTCTCGTTAAACTTTTTATAGCCGTAAAGCACCATAGAAGTTTCATTTCTTCGTGCGCCCTCCACCGTGGTAAGGTAATTAACCACCGCATCTGCACAAGCTTTCTGCTCGTCGGTAAGGAATCCGAACATTTTTTGAATATCCGCAATGTCAAGCTGCACGCCCTTAGAGCTTTTCACATACTCTTGCATAAACTTTTCGGGCGTTTTTGATTTTACGACTATACCGCCCTCCTTCATATGCGCCGCGCCATCGCCGAGAGCTTTGCCGCGCTTATAGGTAGCATAAGCCGTAAGTACCTCGTTTCGGGTCATTTCAAGCCACGCGCCTTTTCTTGCGGTTTCAAATCTCAAAATGTCATTCTTATTCTTCTGGTTAGCGCTCGACCAATCCCAGACGTGATACTTTTCATAAACACTCGCCATAAACTTCTGGTCTTCGTTTATATCCTGCGAATATTTAAGCTGGCTGTTGTACAGCATATCGTTATACAGCCGTTTCATACCGCCGCCCATTCGGTTGAAGAAATAATACGGCGTTATATTATCGTAATTGAGATATTTGTCCGCCCAGTTTACCGCTCCGCTGAGTGTACCGCCGCGATAGGTCTTATATCCGTGGTTCTCCGCCGCCCTCACGGTTTCGGAAGCAAGCTCGGAAATATTCTGCCGTCTGCCGTCCACAAGCAGCTTGTTTCCGTCTCGGACAATGTGAGTAAAGTAATTTGTAACATCGTTTACAAGCTCCAGCTCATCTGCGGAAAGCTCCGAAAGCCGCTTGCCCCCGACGGTCTTCTCCATTTTGTCAAGGTAATCCTTAATGTCGGGGTCGTAAAGGTCGTTGAGGTCGCTGCTTTCATCTGCAATCTTGCTGTACGCCTTTGCAAGCGCGTCCAGCTTGCTCTTCGAGAAAACACTCGAGTTGTCGGTGAAGTTGCTTAGGAAGCCCGCCACAGCGCCGCGCAGGTCTTGTGGGATGTGCTTGTTGTCCGTAGGATTGAGCAGCATAGTATTAAGAGACTTAACGCCCTTGGCTATACGCTTGCGCAGCACCTCGCGTCTGGCGCTGTCAGCTCTCTCCGCTTTGTAGTTTTCAAAAGCTTCCTGCCGTGCTTTAAGCGCCGCGTCGCGTTTTTCCCGCACTTCGCTAAGCTTGTTACGGTAAGCCTTAATTCTGTTCTCGTAGTTTTCGATGGTAACACGCAGCTTCGCCGCGTCCTTGGCGCCCTGTTCAATCTGACCTGCAAGGAAACTCTCTGCTCTGGCGTAGTCTTGTGCCGCGCCGTAATGTTCCACCGCGTTGCGGACATTTTCCATTGCGTTGTTGACCTTTGCCGCTTTCGTGCGTTCTTTTTCCTTTCGGCTCGCCTCGGAAAGGAAGCTGCCAACGGTTTTGTCGAACAGATTATCAAGCTCCGTGTCAAGACCGCTGTCGCCGTTCATAGCCCATTTCACAAACTCGTCCTCGGTCATATAGTCGCCGATGCTCTCAACTCTGCCCTTGTTCTTCATAAAAGCGGAAAGCTCATAAAGCTGTTCTGCGCCGTCGGTAGAGCCGCTGAAAAAATCGGGGTAGTTGTTCGCAAGCATATCATACAAACCGTCAAGGGAGTTTGCGCTTGGGTCACCTGTAAGCTTCAAGCTTCCCATATTATTTTTACGGAATCTTTCGTAATCGCCAACGTCGCTCCTCGTGCCGGGGTCAACATATATCGCCATATTGCGCAGAGCGTCCCGCTCCTTTTTATAAAGTCCTCCGTCGTCCACAATATACTCCTGCGAATGGCGGTAAGCCTCTCTGTAAAGCTGCTCAATCAGCCCCTCACTTTCGCTTATGGTAGGTCCCTTGTCGATTATCTCGTTGATTATCGGCAGCAGATACAGGCTTCTTTCGTCCTTCGGCACGTGGAATGTAGCGCCCACCTCGTTCATATAGCGCTTCGCCGCTTTTTTGTTTATTTCTGCGGCGCGTCTGCTCGTTTCCTCGCTGGGCTTTATGCTGCGCTCGTACTCGGCTCTGATTGCTTCCGCATACGCTTTTTCAAGGGTTTTAAGGTCTGCGGTCAGCCTCGTTTCCTGCTTATCCAGAATGTCAAGGCGGTTCTTGTCCTCAATACGGAGCTGGTATTGGATTTTGCCGAGATCGGAAACGGTTAATCCTCTGCTTCCTCCGGGTTCTCCGCTTTCTCTGCTTCCATCAGTCTGTCTCTCGCCGAAGATATTTTTGAGGACATTTCGTAAAGCTCCGCTGGCGTCGCTTTTGGATTTTCCGAAATATACGTTAACATTTCCCACGTATCGTCCGGGTTCTGCAGCTCCGCCATTATTACCAGAACGCCTATTTTGCTGCAACCCAATCTGGCTAAGCAGCGTACCAGTATTTCCTGCATTTTTTCTATCGATATTCTCATTGCTCATTGCCTCCAAAACAAAGATTAAAAAGTCGTGTTCACTTGTCGCTCTTTCTCCGTGCACGGCATAAAGCAGTGTTGAATCGTCTGTGCTGTAAATACCGAACACCGTTTTTCCTTTTTCTTTGCGGAAAAAGTAGTCTGTCGTTTCCGTAAGCTCTTTGCCGGTTTTGTTTTCTATAGCATAGTTTACAATTCTCCACTCCACTTTGTCAAGAGTGGGCTTCCAATTTTCGCCCCGCATCGAATACCGAATATCATCATTCTTCGCATTAAACCTCTCGGAAAGCGGGATAACCTTGCCCTCGTCGTCATAGGTTACTGCGTCGGCGGATTTAACGTCTTCTTGAGGATTAAAATATATGTATACATTTCCTGCGTCTGCATTCGCGCCCCTGCCGCCGTTGTCGTAAATATCAGTAATTTTAACTCCACGGTAGCCCTGTTCTTTTGCAAACTGTGCAATATTTCGCGTATCGGTTTTTCCGGTTGTTTTTATAGCAACCTTTGCGGTTGCACTGCTGCGAAGTTGGTCTCTTGCCTGCGCAAAAACCGTTGAAGCAAAATAACTTCCGTAATGCTTTGTTATTGCCCTTGCCATAGCAGGCTCAGCTTCCGAAAGGGTTCTTGCCGGGATATTCGCAAATTCTCCGTTTTTGTCGCTCAATTTAACGGAACTTGTCGAAAAGTCATACTCCGCCCGTAATGTATTTCCGCCTTTCGGTTCAAGCGTTGCAAAAATATCGTTCCAGTTGTGACCGTTGCCGTCGATTTCGAGCAATCCATCCGTTTTGCCGCGAAGAACATAGTTGCCGGAAGCGGCGTTTGCCGCAAGCTCGTTTTTTGCTTCCTCAAAGGTTTTAACTCTTATTTCGTAACGGTCGAGGCTTTCTCTTATAACCGCTCCTTCGTCAATACCTTTTTTCGCCGTAAGTCCGTTTCTTAGCCTTATATCAGCTTCAAGATTACCATAACGCTTTTTTTCGGCGCTGTTAAACACATCTGTATTATTTAGCAGCATCCAAAGCGGCGTTGACATCTTGTCGTAGTTATAAAATTGCAAAGCCTCAGAAAGTGCAACAAGTTTACTGTGCGCTCGTAAATTCGCATCGTTAAAATCCGTTGCAAGCCTATCGGCATATTCCGTGGTTTTTCTTTCCACAACATCATCAAGCTTTTCAATTCTCTTGTCTACATCAGCCAAAAACGCCTTTACGTCCGCCGGGCGCATAATGCGGTATTTGCTTCCCATCCCATAGCCGTCCGTCACAGATTCTTTGTTTAATCTGTCAACAACTTCTTCTTCCGTAAGACTGTTTATATCGCCAAGAGCTTCATTTATTTTCTTAGTTCCGCTTTTACCGCTGTATGTTTGCGCCATATCGAGGTTTGAAGTCGCAAAGAAAGAAATTTCATCATCAGATTTTGACACATCAAGCTTTGTAAAGCCGAAGTTTTGTGTCCCGTGATAGATCGGTTCGGAATCATACCCCGCCGCCCTTGCCGCTTCGTCCACAAGCTTCTGCGCGGTTTCTGTATCGCCGTTTTCAACGGCTTTCATGTAGTCGGAATCAACTCGTTTTGAGAACCTTACATCTCCGCTCTCCTCCGCCGTACCGACCGCCTTTTTCGCTTCAACGCTTTCTTTCAGCAGGGCGCTCCATCGTTTCTGCGCTTCGGAAAAAGCTTCAACGTTTGCTTGCAGCTCCTTCGCGGCGTCCGCCTCGGCGCTGCCGCTCGTCACAACGCCCTTGAACGCCCGGCGCAGGGCATAGTTCATCTTTTTGAACCAGTTGTCGACCGTCTGCGCAACGTCCGCGTGCTCGCTTATAAGCGCCCGCATAGCGGATTCGTCGTTTATGAACATCTCGCTTGCGTTCGCAACGATTTCATTCTGCCAATACTCGGCGCTTTGGTTCGGCGCAAGCTTCTTTTCCTGTTCAACAAGCCTGCTTAGGGTTTCGCCGTTGTCCTTGTTGTAGTAATACTCAAGTAGGAACTGCTTGTACTCCTCGTAATGCTCCGGGCTGTACTTCTCCATAAAGTGCGTCAGCTCGTGAGAAAGGGTTCTAAGCATTGCCTGTTCATTGTTAAAGCCGGAGAAAAGGTCTATATAAATAGTGTCCGTTTCGCGGTCATACCAGCCGTTCGCGCCCTTGCCGTCCTCGGTCTGATAAAAAACAATGTTTATGTCGGTCATTTTGGCAAACTCGCGTGCAACAGCGATAGCATATCTCTGCTTCTGCGAAAAATGCTTCTTCATATCAATGCTCTTTGCCCCGGCGTTCTTCGCCGCGTCGGTTTTAAACTCTTTTTCGGTGATGGAGCGTGCAACGCCCTTCGGCGCAGTCGCTTTTTTCTCCCTTTCGGCGTGCTTTTTTGCGTTAAGCTCCGCCTGCCGCACCTTTGCGTTCTTTATTCCGCCGCTCTTAGCTTCGCTTCTGCCCAGCTCATACGCGGTTTCAAGGGCTTTCAGCGCTTCCCCGCGAACTGCTCCGCGCTTTTCAAGGTCTGCTTTCAGCACATCAGCGGAATATTCACCGCTTTTGCCGAACTCGTAGAACTCGCTGAAAAGCTGCGCATAGCCCTCCGGGCTAAGCTTTGCCTGTAACTGCGCTATATCTCCGGCGTTAGCTTCCTCAACAAGGCTCAGGTACGCCCTGTATGTCTTGGAAAGGGCGTTTTTGTAGCCGTTGCTGCGGTTCTCTCCGGCATAGTCGGTCACCTGTTCGCCCAGAATGTCCCTTATAGCCGCTTTTTTCTTTTCTTCAACAATTTCGGGGATAACCTTGCCCGTCTCGTAATTAAGCCCGGTAAGCTCGCTGTAAGCCTTTTTCGCCGCCTCGCTGCCCTTAATCAGCTTATTTTCCGCCTCGGACATATTCTTGCCCTGGAAGTTCTTTTCCATCGCCGCCGCCATAACGTCAACATCGGTGTCCGCAAGGCTTTCTCCGCTATTTTGGGCGGCTTTTTTTATGGCGTCCTTGGTTTCGGCAAGGCTGACCTGCGCTCTGGTGCTCTTGATAAGGTTCTTCCACTCGTCGGCGCTCACGCTTTCGCCGCTTTTCAGCTTTTCCTGAATTGCTTTTGCGGCGGTGTTGGCTTTGCTGCCTTCCTCGGCATTCAGCCCTCGGTCAAGAATTTCCTCGCGCAGCTTTTTGTTTCTTTCCTCCGTGGCAATATCGTCCGCCTTGACCGCCCCTGCGGCCTCCTCGGCGCTCATTCCCCGCTCGGTGTATTCTTTTGCCTTTTTATTTTGGATGTCTTCTCGGGTTTTCTGAGTGGCTTCCTCGGTGCTCATGCCCTTTTTCTCATACCTTGCCGCCCGCTTCTGAACTTCGCTTTCGTCAATGTCGGAAACAAGGGAGGAGGCTATATTGCTTTCCGCTCTCGTGCCGGATGCGCGGCTAACCGTACGGTTTACAACCGAAGCGCCGCCGCCCATTGCAACACCGGAAATCGCTCCGCCCAGCGCGTCAAGGAAAATCTGGTGCAGCGCGTCCTTGGTTGCCTGCTTTTCCGCTTCCTTTTCGCTCATGCCCTGCTGTATATACTCGGCTTTTGCCATATTGTAGTCGCTTAAATCGCCAAGCGCCTGTGCGGAAACAAGGTCGTTCCACACGGTGGTAATAGCCTCGCCGGACGCTTCAAGCCCCGCCTGTTTCAGAATAGCTTTAAGCCACTCTTTCCCGGTCTTAGGGTCGGCGTTTACCATACCAAGCAAATGATCAAGCGGTGCGACCTCGCCTATTACCTCACCTATTGCGGATGATACGCCGTAAGCGGCCGCCTCGTCCTCCGTAGCTCCGCGGGAAAGCGCCTCGTTTACGCTCTGTCCTGCCACTCTCGCCGCCATTACGGTCAGTGTTCCGGCGCTGCCAAACGGTGCAAAAATAAGATTTCGCGCCATGTTGTCCGCAATGGAAACGCCTGTGCCGTAAAGAAAAGCTCCGGCTTTGCCGGTGTTGAACGTATAATCTCCGATAGTGAAAAGGTCTTTGCCGCTGTCTGTAATATTCTGCGAAACCTGTTCCTGAAGCGCATTGCTCCATGTGGAAGTCGCAAAGGTTTTTTCGTAGTTTATAGGAAGGCTGTCGTCCGCCCAGCCTATATCCCTCAATCCTTTTTGGAGATAAAAGCCCAATCCTCCGCCGGTGTCGCTAACTGCGCCCTCCATAATGGACAGTGCAGTGCCCGCCGCCGCTCCTCCGAAGCCGCTGTTCGCCATCTCCTGCGCGTCCTCGGTTCTGCTCTTTTTGTACCGCGAAGCAAGGCTGTATTCAAGTATTTCCATATACTCTTTTGCAGCTTCTCTGCCCTCGGTGTCAAAAATGTAATTATAGGTGTTGCGCTCCTCGTCGGTCATTTCCGACATGATTTTGCCGCTGTTTTCACCCAGCAGCTTGTTTTGGCTTCTTTTGCTGTAAAGGTCGGCTTTGCTTTTTACGCCCAAAAGATTATTAACTTTACGATAATAAGGGTCGTCTATGGCATCGCTTACGGTCGCTTGATAATCGCCGTGCTCCTTAATCAGCTTTTCCTGTTCCGCTTGCTTTTGATATAGGTTTGCGTACTGGTAATCGTATGTTTTGTCATCGTAGCTCTTTTGTGCTGCGGCAATTTGCTCATCAAGGCTTTTAATCTGATTTCGCAGCGCCGATATTTTTTTGTGATTCATACCGGAAGCCTTGATGCCTGTAGTTTGGGTGTTAAGCTCCGCCCCGATTTTGGTTCTCGCATCTTTCAGCATATCAAGGCTGGTTTTCGCGCTCGTGCGCAGTCTGCCCGCTTCTTCAAGGTCAAGCCCCAGCAGGCGGTTATACTCCGCCTGCTGCTTGTCGTATTCGGCTTTTTGCGTCAAATACTGTTGCTGCTGTCTTTGCACTCGTTCCTGCGTCATTCTTTGCTGCGGAGTAATAATATCGCCGGAATTATACTTCTTCCGGCGTTCCGCCCATTGGTCGCTTGAACTTACAGTAGTATTAGAGCCTGTCTTCTGGTTGTTTTCGTATATGCTTCTTCTTTCAGCCCAATTCATAAATTAAGCCCTCCGATTATTTATAGCCGTTCACTTTGTCGAAGTAGTCCGAACTTATGCCATACTTTCTTAAAAGCAAGTCTGCATCGCTTTCACTTATTCTTCCGCTCATAACGGCAGAGTTTATTTCTCTTGCTCTTGCTGCCGCCGTCGCTTGACCGCTCGCCTTGGCGTTGGCTTGTACGTTCAAATTGATGTTATCAAGGTTTTCTACGAACTGCTTGTATTGCGAAGAAGAATACTCGCTGCCGCTCGTTCCGCTGCCGCTGCCGCTTGCGGCTGCTTTCTGCTGCGAAAGCGCAGCGTTTACGCTTTTCCAATAGTTATCAAACGCCATCTCTTGGCTTTTCCAGTAGTTTGTGTTCGCAATGTTGGCGGAGTTCCAATAGTTGCTCATATTCGCATTTTCGGTGTTCCAGTGGTTTTCAAACCCGCGGTTGTAGGCGCTGCTTTCTTGGTTGGCAAGGTAATCGACATTGTTCCAGTAGTCGCTCATTTGGTCGCGGTACTTGCCGTATTCCGTATCCGCAAGGTCTTTGGTAAGCCCGTATTTATTGTAAAGGTCGCTGCCCTCCGCCTGCCACTGGTTAAATGCCCGGTCGTAATACTCCGGAACAAGCTGGTTCAGGTTTTGAAGGTAGGCGTTGTACTGCTGCTGTCCCACCGCTTGGCTGTAGCTGCTGCCGTAGCCTCCGGTCAGAGCCGCCGCCTGTCCCATGGTATTCATCATCGCCATTTGCCCCTGTCCGGTGTACTGCTCCCGCGCTTCCTGATAAAGCGGGTCGCTGGAAAGGCTGTACTTAAACTTGCCCCTGTTCATTATTTGGTTATAAATATCGTTAATCTGAGCGTCGTATGTAGGGGTGTATGTCGGGGTGTTTCCGTATGCCGATTGCAAAGCGGAAAGTGCCTGCTGGTACGCCCTGTCGCTCGCGGGGTCGTACCCGGAAACCGAATAGGAATAACTCGGAGCTTTATAGCTTCCCGCAAAAGAATAGCCCTTATACTCTCCGCTGTCCTGCTTCGGCGGCGTTGTCGACTCATCCTTCTTTTTATAGCGTCCGCCTCCGCCGTCATTATAATTCACCACGTTGGTAAAACGTCCTCCTGCAATCATTCTTTCTCCTCCTCCTGCAATTTATCTTTTTCAAGCTGTGCCGCGGCAATAGCCGCCACCTGCTGATATAAGCTCCCCAAAATCGGCTCTATAACCGCCGCCGGAAGTCCGCTGTCATTTACCGCATTAAAAATGCTTGTCTTAAACTCGGAAATTAACACTGTTATCGTTTTCTGCTTTTCGCTCATAAAATCAACCTCGCTTTCTGCCACCATAATATAAAAAGGGCAGGGGTATCTTCTACCCCCGCCCCTTATTTTTGTTCAAGCGCCGTTATTCGTGCGTCAAGCTGCTGTATAAACTTTGTTATCACCGGAATAACCTCGTTGTACGCCAATCCGTATTTTGTAAAGAACTCCGTGTGCGCCGTGTCAAGGTGTGTTTTCGATACAATTCCTGTCCCGCTGATTCCCGCCGTAGAAAGCGCCTCGTCCACCTCCTGTGCAATAAAGCCGTAATGCGTCGCCGTGTCCTCGCCGCTCTTCCACTTATAGCTTACCGGGCGCAAACCCCGCACAAGGCTTGCGCAGTCGCTCACAGAAAGGCTTGTAATGTCTTTTTTCAGCTTTCGGTCGGAGCTTTGGCTGAGTACCGTACAAAAAATCGAGTTCCAAACTTTTGATACTGTTCCTATATTGCCATAGTCATTCGTTTTCGGATTAAAATAAGTCGCATAACAGTTAACCGAAGAAAAACCCTCGCCGAGAAATATCGTCGTGTTCCCAACGCCCGACAGCATGCTGTACCCTGATTTATTTCTATAATAATTTGTGTTAAAAGCGGAGCTGTCGTCCTGCAAATATATATTGTTTATCTGCGTAAAGTTTCCGTTAGTGACCTTTGTAGAGGAAAGGCTGCTGATTTTTGCACTGGTAATAAGCCCGTTTGCAATCATTCCTGCCGTTACGCTAAAGCCGCTTATGGTAAGCGTCGAGCAGTTGAGCTCACCGCCGGAAATCCTGCTTGCCGAAAGCGTACCGGAGGTAATTTGGTTGGCGGAAATATTATCTATGTTTGCGCTTCCCACCTTCAAGGTGCCGTTTATAATGCTGCATCCGCCGATAGTTCCCGCCGTGGCGGTCACCGTGCCGGAGATATTCGCGCCCTTTGCGGTGAGCAAGCCGCCGCTCGTCACGCTGAAATTGCCGCCACCTATGTTAATGCTGCCGCCGGTGATGTTTGCAGCGGGGAAGTTTATAGCTCCGGCGGTTATGTACGCCACCTTCAAGCCCTGCTGCCAAAAGGCAATCTCGCTTGCCGTGAATGTTGCAAGCTTGTTTTTCGCAATATCAATAACTTCCTCGTTGTTTGTCAGCGTGGTGTCTATAATGCCCACGCCCACGCCGTAAACAGGCAAGCCGCTGTCATAATAGAGCAGTCCGGTCTTAATATACTGCTTCGTGTCAACGCTCCAAGTGCCCTTGTCGTTGTTTATACCAGCAGTATAACCGAAAAGCTGATTTATTCCGTCGGAAGCAACCGTTATGTCGTTTTGCAGGTTTTCTGCCAGTTCGCCGAAGTCGGATATAGCTTTCATTGAGGATTTAAGCCGAAGATTTATGCTTTCGCTGTTCTCAATGGCATAGTCGGCGGTTTTTATTATAAGGCTTCTCAGCGCCGAATATTCCGCAAGCTTTCCGGCGGTTTCGTTTTCTCCCGTTCCCGCTCCTTTTTCGGCGTCAACCGCCTGCGCCGCCTCCGTAAAGACGGCGTTAGCACTCCAATCCGCAAGATTTAATTGCTCCGTAAGCTGAAAGAGATATTTCTTTATGCCTAAAAGCTGCTGCTCGCCGCTCCCGGCAATTTCGGGATATGCAATTTGTAAGCTGCCCATTTAATAATCGCTCCCCACTTCCAGTATTCTTGCAATGGAGTAAAGCTTAAATTCGCCGCTGCCGCTTATTTTCATTTTCAGATTGTCGCAGCGCCGCGGGCGAATGGGTAGGGTAAAGGTACGAAGGTCGCTGCCCTCTATATGCCCCATATGCTCCCACAAGCCGCTGCTGTCGTACTGCAAATAGAAATCCGCCTTGCTGCCCTTTGCCATGCTCATGCGGAAATTGAACCTGCTCAAATACTTTTTGTCCGGGTATTCAAAGCCGATTACGCCGCTTTCCGCGAACCACTCAACGCATGTTTCCTCCGGCGTTCCCGCTGTGCCCTTAATCGTGAGCACGCGCCCATCCGCCGTGAGCATATACAAATCGTTGCCCTTTTCGGTGAACGCCGTCGCTTGAGCACCGTCCTCCTTTATCCATATGCTTTTGAGCACGTCATAGGCGAACAGGTTCCATTCTCCGTGCTCATTTTTCATGGAGACATAGTATTTATCCCCGCACGAGCCCGCATGAGCATCGGAAAAATGCTCGTTGCCGAGCGCCGTGCTCACCGTCTGCGGCAAACTTCCGTCAAAGGCACACACGTCTGTTCTGCTCTTGTAATAAAGTACCTCATTAACGATTGCAAGACTGCGCTCGCTTCCTCGCTGAACGCCGCGGCAGTTGATGGTTACCACCTGATGAGCACCGGAGGCGGAGGGATAAATTTTATGCACGCAGTCCTCCTTGAAAAAGAGCGGATAGCCGAGGTGCGTAATCGCACCTGTAAATCTTCCGTCCGTGCCCACCCCCGCGCTCCATGCGTCCGTAGATACTCCGAGATAACGCCGCCAGTTCTTAAAGTCCCCGAGCACGCAGCAGTAAAGCTCGTTTACCGTTTTGCCGTTCACAACTCCGTACTTGCAGCCCCAAAGGCGGTTACCGCACTCCGTTACAAAATCCATATCCGGCACTTCCCGCGCAATTTTAAGAGTGCCGCTTGTCTGGGTAACAACGGCATCCAAAAGCCCTATAACCGTTATATAGTTTTCGCCGCAATCATAGATAACCACCGTTCCGTTAAGCTTCTCAATCTGTTTTTTTACGCTTTCGCCGCTGCCCTCCGGAGCCGCCGCGCCGCTGATGGTCACGCCGTCGTATTTTGTAAGCCCTGTGCCTATCCCGGTAGCGCTTATCTTTACATATACAGTGGCAACCTCCGCCCATATATTTGTTGCGCTGCTGTAAACCTTAAGCACGTGATTGTCGTTGTTGCTGGTATCAAGCCAGTATTCCGCATTGGCGGGGTTATCCGGCTCAGTGTCGCCTACGGTCTTAACGGTGATTGTATCGCCGTTCATCTTGCAGATCTGATAGGTTATATTGTCGGAAGCGGCGACAATGCCGTTCGTCCTGCCCATATAGCCGTTGTCCTCGAAGTTCTCGGTATTAAAATAAATGCCGTCCGGGAATACGCAAAGGTAAGCCCCCATGCTCAAAAGGGTCTTTTCGCCCTCGGATATATGCACATTCGGCATATAGTTCGCCATCGAAATATTGTTGTAGTACAGCACGCCGTCGTTTATGTACGCGATAGCGTCCTTTGCAATAATCCCCTGCGGCTTGTCAAGCGTCAGATAAAGCCCGCGCTTGCCGCGCTGGCTCATAACCGGGTAGTAGTCGGAGGTCAGGTTCTTTGTGTCGTACCACTCGCCCTCCGCTATTCTCAAGTTGTGATTGTACCCGCCGAAGGAATCGAACATCTGTCTTGACTGGCTCGTTTCCTCAAGCGTAGAGTAATACGGCATATTCCGTTCCTCCTTAAAAAAGAAAATGCGGAAGCACCTGCAGCGGCATGTGCGTTCTCGTGTAATAGCTCGAAAAATTGTTATAAGCGTCATTAAACGCTGTAATGTTTTGATTATATTTGCCGATTTCCATGTTGTTCTTGTTTACCATGGCTTTAAGGTAGTTGATATATACTTCCTCCGCATCCGGCTCTTTTACCAAAAGCTCCGTCGTGGGCTCCGTCGCCGCCGTGTAGCCCTCAAACTTCGCGCCCTCCGAAAGTCCCTCGTGGGTCAAAAAGACCTCTCTCCAAATCTTCATGTCAAGCTGCGAAAGCCACCCTATCATATCCTCCACAGTGTAGGTGTTCGGCTCCATTCGCTGTGTTTCTTCAAACGCTTCCTGTATGGTCATACGCTTTCCCTCCGCTTCAAAAAAAGGGCACTTGTGTGCCCCTGTTATTTCACCATTGCGCCCTGCGCCGCAAGCTCGTCGCTGTGGCGGTATGCGTAGCTTTCCGCATCCATCGCTCTGCGAAGTTCAGCGGCAACCTCGGGCGGCACCATGCTTGTCTGTCCTGCCGGGAGAATAAAGTTTTTGCCGTTTACAGAAACGAATTTGTCGCCCTTTTCGTAGGGGATAGTAACCGGCACTCTTTCCTCTTTAGCCTGCTTGGTTTCTTTAATTTCTGCCATAAAAAAGCCTCCTAAAAAATGTGGGAGGGAGAATCCTCCCTCCCTGTGGTTTAACTTATCAAAGGGTTCCGTTGGCGCTGTCGCTTGCGGAATAGCTGCTGCAGCTCATTACACGAACAAGGCGCTCGGGATAAAGGAACGCAAATCCGGTCTCGAACTTGTAGCCGATGGTGCTGAACTGGTTCAGAGGGCCGCCCGCCTCGTCCTTATCGTGAATAATCATCTGCAGGTTGCCGCCTGCGGGGTCAATCATTGCGTATGCGTTTGCGCCGAAGAAGAAAGTCGCGTAGGTCACACCGCTTGCGGCGTTCTGATACGCCGAAGTAGCACCGAGAATAGGCGCATCCGCATTTTCGATAAAGCGCACGCCTTCAAGCTGGCCTATTTCTCCGGTGAAGATTTCGGTGGTCGCATCATACTTGTGCGCGTCTTCCCACTGGGGGTCGTTGCGAAGATCCTCTGCCACGGAGGGGTGAATTACGGCAACATAGCTGCCGTTAATCTTCGGCACCTTGTCTTTCTTCATTTTGGTAACGACCTTTTTAATCATCTTGCGGGTGAGCAGAGACCAGCTCGCGGCGGTTGCGCCCATAAGAGTGGGACCGGTGGGAGTGCCCACAACCGCGTTATTGCTGGTGGTGTTGACATTGTCGCAATAGATTACGTTGGTTCCGGTCATAAGAAAATCGCGAATAAGGGTCTCGTCGGTCTCGTTATAGCTTGCGCCCATCTCCTCGGTGGCGGCAAGAATAACATCGTCATATCCGCGAAGCTCGAGCTTATCAGACACGGTTACATAAGTACCGTACTGGTTAATGCTCGCTTCGACAGAGGTCATGCCCATTTTCTGACCGGTGGGGATTACACCTTCCTGAAGCTTTTTAGCTTTTTCGAAGGTGTTGAACTTGCGCCACTGAACCTTGCCTGCGTGCTTTGCGGGAAGCGCCTGATGCTGTGCGAACTGGGCGTAGTATCTGCCCATTCTGGTGTTTTCGAGCAGCTCGGTGTCGTAAAAATCCTTAACAAGAGGATTAAGTGTGGGGTTTCCGCTGCCGAATGCCGTTTCCGCTCCGGTGTAAGCGTTTACATAGTTTTGGGTGGTATTTACGAGAGTACCGCCGGAAACCTTAAAGTAAGTGCCTTCGTCTGCAAACATCTGCAGACCGAAATAATCAAAAGTATTCATATTTTCTCCTTTCTTTGCTCAAAGGAGAAATCCGCATTATCTGCCGTACTGAACAAAGCTGCCGTCCGGCATGAGGACTGCTCCCTGAGCTGCCGCCTGGCGAATGCGCCTTTTTATGCTTTCGCGCTGCTCAGGCGTGTAATCACGTGGGTTTTGTTCGGATAATACGGAACCTGCCTGCGTGGTCGCGGTGTTCTCGGTGGGTCTGCGCTGCCCCGCCTGAATACTGTTCGCGACCGCTGCTTTGGTTTGCGCCGCTGCCGCCTGCACTGCCGCTCTCGCCTGCTGTGCCTGCGCCTGCTGAATTTCCTGCCGGTGCATAGCGAAATATGCGTCCTCTACGGAAAGCCCTACATTAGGGGATGTAAGCCTTGCAAAAGTCGGGTCGGAAAGCTCCGCCCGAAGGTCAAAGTCCGGAACGGTGGCTTTGAAAGCCTGTGCCTGTGCCTCAAGCTTTTGCAAATGTTCTGCAATGGCTCTCTGCTCGCTGTTTTCCCGCTCCATAGCGTCAGCTCTTGCCGCCTTGCGCTCAAGGTCGGCAATGTGCTTTGCCACTTCGGCGGAAACGCCAAGCTCAAGCCCTTTCTTCTCGTAGTATTCGTTATCTCCGCTAACGGCGTTTGTCAGCGCGTCAATGTCAATCTTTTCGGGGTCTGTAGCATTAATGCCATACCTCTGTGCAACAATGCCCAAAAGCCCGCTGATTTGGTCTTCGCGCTGCTTGTACTTTTGTACGCGCTTCTGCACCATGTCCTGCATCTGCCGATTGTACTCGGGGTCTTTTTTGATTTCGTCCCAAGTCATCCTCTGCGGCTGCTGCGCGGTGTCTCCGTTATCCGTCTGCTGGGTTGGTTCGCTTCCGGTCTGTGCAGCGGCGTCCTGCGGTGCGGCTTGCTGCGCGTTCGACACATTTACAACCGCGTTTTTGTATTTCGCCCGAATCTTACTCGGCGGAACTCCCAGTGCTGCAAGCACATCTGCCTGCGTTTGTGGCTGCTGTCCGGCGGCGACAGCTCCGTTATCGCCCGCGGCGCTTCCTTCTCCCGCTCCCGCTCCGGCGGCTGCTCCGCCATCGGCAAAAAGCTGTAGGTAACGCAATTCGTTTGTCTGCATAAAGATGCCTCCGTTTTAATCTGCGAGTTAGGCTCGCGGCTCCTTGTAATCCCACTATAAAATAAATGCGGAGGCACTCTCTACCCCCGCATTAAAAATTTTTTTAATTTCTTTCTATGTATCGCACATACTCCGGCGATTGCTCCGCTATATGCTTAAACCCGCCGCAAATATACGATAAAATCTGCTTTATTTCATACTCGTAATCCGGTCGTGCATCAACGGAAATTTCCGCCCTGCCGTTCTCCATTACTATTGTCGGCTCAAGTGCCTTGTTCTCTCTTACAAGACGCCTTGCGGCCTCCTCAAAAGTCCACGCAAGCGCCGATACTCCGGCGCAGATGATGTCCTTTCCTTCCTCGGCAAATCCCGAATGTCCCTTGATTATAACCGCATTAAACCGCGAATAATATGTAATCTCAATCATAGCTTATTCCTCCGGCTGGCTTGCTTTATTGCTCTGCGCTCTGGCGTTTTTTACTCGGGTGTGCTCCTCGCTGTCTATCCCGGCAACGTTGTCGCTCTGCGGCAGGCTCGCCGCCTGCTCACCGCCGCCCGAAACCGTCTCAATCGGCCGCCCGGTAATCTGCGAAGCAAGCCCCTGTACTATATCCGTCCTGCCGCTCGCCTGTGCCAGGGAAAGCGCAAGCTGCTGATACAAAAGCAGCTGCTGATACATAGTGCCGTTTTGCGCTATCATCTGCGAAATCTTGTCCTTGTCGTCAAAATCCATCATTTCAATGCACGCAAGTGCTTGGTCAGCAACCTGCGGATTGAAGAATCCAAGCTGGAAGAACTGCAAAGCAAGCTCGTTTTGCGCCACCTTGGTATATACATTCTTTTTCTGCGCCGAAACCTTGATGTCAAACACCGGAAGGCGGAAGCCTAAATCAATATTGCCGATGCTGCCCTGATACTGCGCCTGCAGCTGTGCATTGTTGTAGCTTATATACTCCTCCGCGCCCCGCTGTCCGATAATGCGGAAGGTGCGCGGCATATCATAGAACTGTCTGATAAGCTCAATTTGCAGCTCATTTATGCGCCCAAACGCCCTGTACGATGAAAGCGTGCTCGCTCTGCTACCCTTGCCGCTTGCCTCCTGCAACGCCGCAATGGCGGATGCCGCCGTAACGCCGGAGGTAGCCTGTCCCGTGGCGCTCTCGGTGTTGCCGCTCACCTGCCGCAGCTCTTCAATTTTTGCGTTGTAGTAATTTAGACTGTTTGCTTGCAATGCGGTTGTGCTTATAGGAACAATGTCCGCGCTTGCGCCGCTGTAATGCACAATCGGCCTGCGCAAATCCATAAATTCATCTTCATTGATTCCGCCGCCTTGCTTGCTGAGGTAACGCGGCGTGCTGTTTGCAACGGCGTTGTCCACCATAGCCTTACCCATGGTGTCAATCTGCTCCTGTGCGCCCTTGCAAAGGTCAACATATCCGTAGCCGCAGGGGCTGCCCTCGATGGGGAACAGCACATCAAACACAAACGGATATTGCGCGTGGTCGTATATGCCCCGCTCCGATGCTGGAAGCCCTGCCGGAACCTGCACAACCTCCGCCGCGCCGGTCTCCGGGTTTACCATTGTCTGTGGCTTTGTGGGCTGCTCCGTGTCATTCTCGGTGGCGTACAATACAACATCATTGACAAACTTGCAGTAATGCAGCACGCGCTTTCCTTGGCTGTTGGCGGTGTGGTAGTACACCTCTATAACCGTGCTCTTGTCCGTGGTGTCCACGCGGTCGTCGTAAAGGAACTTCGCCGGAGAAAAGCTGCTCTGCGCCGCGAACTTGTCCGCATACTGCGGGTACTGCCCTTTAAGAATGGCATTGTCTACAAGCTTCGTTGTGAACACATAGAGGCTGTCCTGTATGTCTTTTATGCCCGGCTCCCAAAAGATGTTGAGCAGGTTTACATTGCTTATGCTGATGTCGCCTAAGCCGTTAAGCTTATTCTGATCCCACACAACCGAGTATACGCTTGTGCCGGTCTTGAGCTTCTGCCACTGCGCCTCGTCGTATACCTCCTCAAAATGATTTTGCTCCAATATGCAGGGGAGGATGGAGGACAGCCGCTTCGCCTCCTCCTTGTCGCCCTGCTCTCTCGGCAGGATGTTAGGCTCAGGATATGCCTCTATTGCGTCTGCGTGCTTTGATACAAGCACGTTGTGCAGCCAGCCGGAGGCGTTCCGCAGCTCTCCCGGCTGCTCTATGCCGTCCTTGATGCGGGCGATCTGATTATTGTGCAGCTTCCACCACTCCTCGCTCTCAATCACTCGAGCTTCAAGGCGTTGCTTGCCGCTCTTGTACTTTTCAAGCACCTGCATAAATGCCGAAAGCTGCTCCTTGCCTATTTTCGGGGCTTTTACTTCCACCGCAAGGCTCTGTAAATCAAGATTGTTGTTGTCGTCCATTGTGTCCTCCTCACATAAAAATGCCGTATGGTCTTATAGCGTCTGCCCTCTGGTTCAGCGGGTCAAAGTAATCCATCGGGTCATACTCCTTGTCAAGCACATTCTTCCGCGGGCTTATGACGTGCTCCATCAGACAGTATTTAAGCTCGTCAAAGATGTGATCCTCCATGTCGGTGTCCACATCCTCAACGTTTGCATCGTCATACACCAACGCCGGAATTGTGCGAATGAAATTTTTGCAGGTATCAAATATTTGCAGCATGCAGTCTCCGTTTTGGTCGAACGCGAAGCGGTAATGCACCTGCATAAGCCCTGCGAGGCGGGTGTTGTCACCGGGCGAAAATGCCACATAATACGGCGGCTGCTCCATCAGCTCCGCCACGCTCTGCCCGCGGCTGCGGTCAAAGATTGACGGGTCAGCCACGCCTATAATCTGCCGCCCTTTGAGCAGCGGGTCGCTGTCCTCAATCTCGCGAATGTTTTTAGCGATTTCCGCGGGGTTAATCTGTAAACCGCGGTTCGGCGTGCCGGTGCATCCGTAGTATTCCCTTATGCGGTACAGTTTGCCCTGCTCGTCCGCCACATACCAGCCCACGGAAAAAGGCCTTGTATAGCCAAAGTCAAACGCCCTGATACAGAGCCAGTGCCGCGGCGGCATAAACGGCTTGATTACATGCGTCCACTTGCCGTCTATGTAGTGGTCGGGGTCGTTCTTCCACTCCCAGAAAACCTGTCCGTCAAAGCTGTCCCAGCTGCCGTACAAAAGCGCATTTCGCTCCGCCTCAGGCAAAGCAGCAAGACGCATAAGATATTTCGGGTCATTATCAAGCAGCTTCTGGTTATCAAATACTGTCGACGGCACAAAAACGCTGCTCAGCCATTCCTCTTTAAAGCTGTGATCCTGTTGTTTGATCATTACTTTTGTCCACACCGTTTCAAGCGGCTTTCCTGCGGTGATAAACCGCTCCTTCACCCAAGCATGACCCACGCCGCCGGGGTTGGCGGTTGCTCTTACATACACCCTCGTGCCCGGTCCGTTCGGACGGTTGCGCGAGTGTGCCAAGTAGTCATATATCTCGTATGTAAATTGCGTCAGCTCGTCAAAGCCTATAAAGTCATACGGCTTGCCCTGAAAATTGTACTTATCCTCGTTATGCGGGCATGAACCAAAAATAACAACCGCCCCGGAAGGGAAATACCATATGTGTTCGGTTTTATTGTATTTTGCGCCAGGGTAACAGGCTTTATAAAGTCTGCGCGACTTATCTATTAGGTCTTCAAGCTGCTTGTATGTGCGCCGGACTATAAGCCCGCGGTAGTATGGTATATCCACCTGGCGCAGCGCTTCTGCCAACAGCGCATCGCTCTTCCCGCCTCCGGCTGCGCCGCCGTAAAGCGCCTCATCCTCAAATCGGCTCATAAAAATAGCCTGTTTCGGCTGCGGCTGCCATAAAACATGGTGCTCAAGCCCCGTGCTCGCCGTGCTCAAACTTGTGCCCAAGCTTTTCACCTCCGTGCTCAAACTATCAATTTCGTGAGGTCACGAAATTGGTTGGTGCTCATTCCGTGCTCATTCCGTGCTCGCCGCCATCTTCCCCGTGCTCATCGGTGCTCAAATCCGCAATAGGCGGTTTTGAAGCCTCCATAATTGCCGGAATAAGGCAAACACCGTGCTCAAAGGCTCCATCGTCCGTGCTCAAGCCCTTTTCCATCCGCTCACGCTCGATTTTAACTCTTTCCTTTGCCAGCTCCCGGGCTTCCCGCTCCGCGGCGGTGGGAATGTCGTAGTAATCCCTCATAATGGAAACAACTTCCTTTATGATGGCGGTGTAGTCCCTCGCCGTCCTGCTGTCGGTGTAGCCGATAAGCTCGGCCTTGTCCTCCGGAGCGCATCCGTCCAGCTCTTTCCACGCCTTTTCAGCCCTTTTAAGCCCCAGTGCCGCGACGTTCCCGGCAGTGCCAGCCGCAGAAATCAGCTTTGCAAGGCGGTCCGCCTCCTTTTTGGCGGCTTTTTTTATCGCAGTATCAGCAACTTTGCGGCGATACTCCTTCCGCTGCGCCACCCATCCGCCTTTTGCGCATCGTCGTGACACATACTGCGTTTCCAGCCCATACTCGGCGGCGAGCTTTGCTGCGCTCTTTTTTCCGGTTACATACTTTTGCCGTATCTCATCCCAGTCAATTCCCTTTGGTGCTGCCATAGCAGAGCCTCCTTTCATTTTGTCTGCATCTATCGTATATATCTTTGCCGCTTGTTCTCTACCCCCGCCCTCAAAAAAGCTCTTGCAAAAAAAATTCAAAAAATTTTACGAAAACCCATGACAGTTATAATTTTTTTATTTCCTATTGCGCTTTTGCAAAAAAGCTGATACAGTATAGGTGCAGCAAAAATGTAATAGGTATGTTTTCCTTTTTCAAATTTTATCCTCTTTCTAAGCAAAAACCCCGAAGGTTAATCCTTCGGGGCTTTTGTTATTTCTTATTCTTTTTTGCCAGGTCAAAAATTTTGTGGAAGCATCCTCCGCATAAGTCAACGTATTTGTAATCTCTCACCGCGTGGAGAATGCCGCCTTCTTCTTTGTACCCGAAACGCTCCCACGTTGCCTCGTACTTTCCCTCATAAGTTGTTTCTTTTCCGCACATATCGCATATATAGTGCTCAACTGTTGCCATTATAAAATCTCCTTATCGTCAAGTTTAACCCTTCGGGGCTTTTTGTTTACATATTTTCTTCAAATCTCGTCAGTGATGTAAACCTCAATCCTCGGACGAGCTTTGTCGATGTTAAAACTCTGAGTATAATTTTCGATGTACTTCCAGCCGTCATCGTGGATAATCTGGAGCTGCACCATAGCGTCCTCGATAACTTTAATCGCAAACGCCGCCACATTGCTTTTGTCTCGGCGGCGGTCAGGCTCGTAAAAGTCGTAGTATATCCATACCGGCTTTGTAAACTTGGCTTTGCATTGCTGCTTCGCGCTCCACATGCAGCGCTCCTGAGCTATGCGCTTCATCTGAGCCCCGCTGTAAGCGTTGCGTCTGCAGTCCAGCGTGTAGTCATTGAGCCCCGGAAGCTTGCCGTTTATCGTAAAATTTGCTTTCATTCCTCGCCCTCCGTCGGCGCGTATTTGTCCTCAAGCATGCGGTTCATAGCGCATTTTGTGTAATCCCCGGCGCAGTAACGCCTAAAGTACCGCAGCGCGCGCGCCGCGGTAGGGAACACTATTTTCATTACCGTTCCGCTCGGCGCGCCCTCGCAAAGCAGCGTTTTGTCTGCGTCGCTCCGATAAAAGGGGCACTTCGCCTCGGAAAAATGCTTGCCCTTGCTCATTCGGCGTTACCTCCCTCAGAACGGAAGATCCTCTTCCTCCAGCTGTACCTGTTCCCACTCCTTTGTTGGGTTCGTCGGAAATGCGGCTGTGCGGCTCTGTATTGCATTTTCGCTCGTGGGCGGCAAAGTTCCCGCCTTTGGTGCGAAAGTCGCTCCTTGCCCGTCTGCGTTCGTGCTCAACACGTTTGCGTCCTGTTTCTTCTTCTGCGGTACGAACTCGGCGGCATTTGCCATCATATAAGCGCGCTTGTGCTTGCTGCCTTCATTGTCCGTCCAAACGCTCGTCCGGATTTCGCCGCAAAGGATTATCGGGTCGCCCTTGGCAAACCACTTTTCGATAAATTCCGCTGTGCTGCGCCAGGCCTCTATGTCAATCCAGTCTGTGATGCGCTCGCCGTCCTGCTGATACCGCCTGTCAACCGCCAAAGGGAATTTTATGACCGATACTCCGCTCTGGGTCTTTTTAAGCTCGATGTCGCTTCCTATCCTTCCGCATAAGCACACATAATTCATCTTGTCCTCTCCCATCTGATTAGTATTTCCTCCGGCTCAAGCCCTGTGTCCTCGTACCGGGAAAGCTTCTCGTACATCAGCTCCGTGCTGTCCGCCTCTCCGGCAGCAATATAAGCCCTAAGCCGCGCGGCTATCTTTGGGTTTGTCATCCGCCGAATTTCTTTTCCCTCCGTCGGAGCGGGCGCGGCTTTTGCTATGGGGCATCCGTCGCATTTGTCTTTGCTCTTATTGCACTGTATATTCCCGTCCTTCGGGCATTGCCGGAACCTGTATTCGTTCATGTTCTCCTCCTCTCAAGGCTTGGCGCGGCGAATGTGAAGCCCTTGTGCTCCAGCACGCAGACCTCCATGCAGCCGCAAACCCTGCTGCACTTAGCGCATTTGTCGATCCTGCTGCACTCTCTCTTGCCGCAGTCCGGGCACTTCTCGCAAAAAGCGTCAATTTCGTCCTTCGTCATCATCGTGCTTTTCCTCCTTTTCGATCCTGCGCATTTTCATAAGCTCGGTCATTTGGATTTTTTCGGTCATTTTGTCCATCATCCATATCCTCCAAAGCTCTTTCAGCATGCTCAGCGCGCTCCAAATCGCCACGCCCAAAACCGTTCCTGCCCAAAATTCAATCATTTGTTTTCGCCTCCCCGGATGTCTGCTTTCCAGCCGATGGATTCATCTTTGATAACAAGCGTAAAAGACTCGACCTTGTGCGCTAAGCCATCATCGTGCAAGTTGGAAATGCCTTTAATTGCATCTTCAAGCGCCTCGAGAACCTTGCCGACATTGTCATTGTCATCGCACGGATCAATCTTTTTGTAGTGCCCGTAACACTTCGGCTGTGGTTTGTCGGAAGCAACGCGCATAATTGTCGTGTTGCCCTCTTTGCTGACTGTTTCAAATCTTCTGTCTTTCTTCGGATTTACATCTGCCATTGTCGTGCCCTCCAATAATTTTTTTATTTCGTCAAGGGCTGTGTTCCAGCCCTTGCGCAATCCTGCATCATAATAGAATTGCTCGTTCCAATCAGGAGTGCCCATGTAATGAGTCAGTAGCTCTTCAAGCCCCTTTTTAAGTGCCTCATATTGCTTGAGCTCGTCGTTTGCATATTTTGCCCTTAGCATCAAATATCCAAGACCCTCCTGTATTTGGTTGTGGCATTCAGCTATCTTTTGATCCATCGTTCTGTCCCTCCAATAATTTTTTTATTTCATCGAGGCAGTCGTTCCAGCCCCGTGCTCTGCCCAGTGCATAGCCTGTATCGTACCAGTCCTCGCAGGTGACGTGGGTAAGCCCGCTCAGGGCTTCCATCACCTCGTTTTCGTTGAACCGCAGCCTTTCAAGCTCGTCCAAAGTGATGTTTACGCCCTGCTCTACCATAAGCTTTTTGATTTCGCCGAGCCAATGCGGACATTTGCCTGTCATTTGTCTGTCATCTGCCAGACATTTGCCTGTCATTTGTTTATGAGTGAACAAATCCATAAGGGAAATAAGCCCATCGTGCGGTATTTCCGTGTAGCTTCCGTTGTCCTTGATAAAGACCTTTGCTGCTACATCAGGGTATTGCGGCGCTTTAAGCCTGTCGTCACGCAAGTTGTTATTCATCCGCCAGTGCTTTATGACCACCACGCCGTTGTCAAAGAGCAGCAGGAACCGCTTTGATACCAGCAGCTTAAAGTCGTCGTCGGAAGCGCCCACAAGCTTAGCAATGCGCCGGGGATTGTTAACAAAACCGTAATCGTCCGCCCTCATCCCAAGGTGGAAGTAAAAGCACTGTGTGGACAGCGGCATCTCCATGAATGCGTCGCTGTCCACTATGCTCATGCAAAAGCACCTTCTCTCAGCCATAAGGCGTGCCCTCCTTTATTGCTTTTGCTCCTCGTCGTTCATTACCTCGCCGTTCTCGTCCACCTCCACATAGGGGATCTCCTCGGCGGGCACACTGTACATATCCGCGTCAATCTCGGTTTTAATGCTTCCGTCCTGTGCCGCCGCCCGAACAAAGTCGGATTTAAGGGGCGCGTATTTCAGCACTTTTTTCAGCGCTGTCTTTTTCGCCATTTCGTCGAAGTTCGTCTGCCACGGTCCGCTGCCGTATGCCTTGGAGTATTTTTTTGCGTGCGCCTGCACGTCCTCAATGCTCATCACGTCAAAGCCGTAGCCGCCGTCCTTGGTCTTAAACATTGCATAGTAGTAGATAACCTTGCCCCTGTTCTTCCTCGCGGGAATGTGCCGAAGCCTCGGTTCCATGCCCAGCTCATAGTCAAAATCGTCGTTCTCGTAAACCTCGTGCGCCTGGATAATGCTCACCTCGCCGCTGCGGTACGCAAGGTCGATAAGCCCTTTATAACCAAGCTGGAACTGGCACTCCGTCACGCCCTTGCGTTGGTTGTCATAGGGGATTAGGTATGCCTGCCCGAGCGGCGTATTTACCTCCAAGCCGAGCTGTGCACTCGTCATCATTGCGCCGAGGAAGCTCTGCGGCGTGCAGGATGCAAGCTTTGGGGTAGTACTGATTGCAGACAGCACCATCCTGCTGAATCTTTCCGGCGTAATAACGGAGGGTAGTGCCTTTGCAATTTCACCCTCCATAGAGCGGACATAGCTTTGCATTGTTTTCTTTTCGTTTGAAGCCGCAACCTTTGTTTGAGCTGCTTTTTGAATAATATCAGACATTCTGCGTCCTCCTTTTGTATTTTCGTTTATTGTTGTTTTGCTCTTTTACTGTTGCCCATCTGCAGTTTTCAGGGCAATAGTTTCCGTCATTGTTTATTCTGTCGATAGTTAGCCCCTCCCTGTAGCCAGAGGAAAGAGCCCATTCCTGAAACGCTGAAAATTCGTGCCATTCATCACAGACTTTAATTTCGCGTCCGCCCCATCCGGCAAATCTCTTATTGTTGGGATTTTCACAGCGCTGTTTCATGCAGCTCCACACCCAATAAAGCTTCGTGTTTCTACCGCCGTGTTTATAAGCAGGATTTTGCTTTCCGAATCTTCCGGAAGATATGCCTCTAAGAGTTTCTGCGCAGCGTTCCCTGTGAAAGCATCCGCAAGAAGATGTATGACCGTTATTGAGGTCTGAAGATGTTACAACGGTATAATTTCCGCAGTCGCATTTACATTTCCATATTTTCTTTCCTCCCTTACTGCCCGCTGCCGAAACCACGGTGAGCCTGCCAAAGCGCTGACCGACCAAATTGCAGGGTGCTGTCATTGTACTTAGCTCCTTTCGGTGATTTTGAATGCTCTGAATGTGGATGTTTTGAAGAACTCCTGCGGAATTGCGCCGCAGGCCTGCTCGTATTTTTTGCGGTCAAAGGTGCTCCGGCTCTGGCTTTTCCAGCTTACGCTGTAATTGCCCGCCTCGCCTTTTTCCGCGCTGCCCATAAAGCCCTTGATGTAGTTTGCCTGGGTGTCTCTCTGCTCCTCAAGCTCCTTTATCTGTCTGCCCAGCGCGTTGTAAAGCTCAAGATTTGCCGCAAAGCCGGAAAGATCAACCGCTCTGCCCTCGTCTGATTCCGGGAATACCGTCCTGAGCGCCTCTGTGGTGGCCTCTGCGCCGTCAATCGCCGGAGGCGCGTTGTGGGTCACTCTCTCCCAAAAGTCGGCTTCCACCGCCATCAGGGCGGCGCACTCGCTGTCCTCGCGCTTTACCTCGAACCAGTAAAAGCCCTTGCCGAATACCAGCGCCGCCAAATACCAGTGGTCGGACTCCGTCACCGCCATGTAGTGCGTCATTTGGCAAAGCCAGGTCTCCGGGAATCTCCCGCTCTCCAAAAGCTTTGCGTACTCGTAATTGCTTGTGGTCTTGCATTCAAGCCCTGCGTTTTCGCCGTAGACCATACGGTCAACGTTGGCGTGGGCAAAGGGGAATTTGTCGTTGCGGATGATGTAGTTGCACCGGTGTACCTTTTTGCCGGTCGCCTCCTCAAAGCGGCTTGCCACATACTGCTCAAGGTCGTTGCCCAGACGAACGGCCTCCCGGTCGCTTATGTCCTCCGGCACAAGCTTTCCGCTCTTCTCCGCCCACAGGGCGTAGGGGCTGTTCCACTTGTTAAAGCCGAGGATCGTTCCGGCGTCGCTGCCTCCTATGGATTTGTTTCTTTCTGCAAGCCATTCTTCGCGGCTCATGTCCTTAATAGGTGTTTTCGTAATCATAAAAATATTACTCCTTGTATAATTTTTGTTAATATTTTCAATCGTAATACGGTTCCACGTCAAAGCGATAGCAGAAACTTTTCCTCTCTCCCATCTTGCCGAAAGCTTTGTCAAAGGTTTCTTCTTTCTGCGCCCGCAAAATCTTTTTCAGCTTCTCCGGGTCATCGCAGTAATGTGTGCATTCCTCCGGGTTGCATCCGCGCAGCATGCCTGTGTCTATGCAGTAGTGGCACGCAAGCGTTGTGCTGCAATACTGTAATTTGCGGTGATGTATGCAGCCCTTGCACCTTTTCGCCATGGCTTTACGCCCCCTTTTTCATTTCGTTTAGGCGTTCCCTTGCTCTGATGCGCTTTCTTTCTCTTTTTTTAAGCGCGTCGCTTATCCTTATGTCAGCCAACAGCAGCGCCGTCAGCCCCAGCACAGCCCCGATGCCCTCGCCCACGGAAAGAGTCTCGTTGTCTACTCCTCCTATAGCCCCGAATATCAAAACTATAAGGCAAAAGGCGATAACCGCCGTTATAATGTCAATCCTTTTCATTCCGTCTGTACCGTCCTTTCTGTTCCGGCGGGAAGAAAGTAAATATTTCTTCCGGCTCCCTCCCCAGCAGCTCAAGCAGCTTGTATGCCTCGTCTATGGTAAAGCTCCCTCTGCCGTTAAATCTGTCGCTTATGTAGGGCACGCTGCGCTTTATAACTTTTGCAACATCCGCCTCGGTGTATCGGTTCGCAAAAAGCTCTGTTTCAAGCCTGCTTCGGCGATGCGGTGTCTTTTTAGCCATCGCCGCCGCCTCCCTCTAAAAATTTTACGAATGCTCTGCGCGGTATGCGTACCTGCTTGCCGCCCTTGCCGAAAAGCATCACCGGGAAGCCCAGCTTCTCCGGCTCCTCCCTCGCCGCCTTGCGGATTGTAGTTCCGTTGATTTTAAGCAGCTTCTCCACGTCCTGCACCGTCAAAAGCTCCTTGTCCATCCTCTTTATCTCCTCAAGTGTCATTTAACAGCCCCCCAAAAATTTGTTGATAAAGTATGTCTGCCCCTTGCCGGATATCATTGTCGTGCGTGTTATCCTCACGCTGCCGTCGGGGTTGTTTATTGTGCGCTCCTTTACCTCCATAAGCCCCCGCTCCATGCTGTACTGCGTCGGCTCGTTGGTATACCGCATTATGTAGCCGTTGTCCCGCATCCAGCGGAAAAGCCTGTTTTGTCCTGTCTCCACTCCGTTTTGGCGCAGTATCTTTGCCAGCTCGCCTACAAGTATCGATGTGCTGCTTGCCGCTACGGCGTTCGCAAACAAAACCTTTGGCTGCTGTGCCCTTGCTATGCTCTCGGCTTCCTTGCGGCGCTCCTGCTCCGCTTTCAGCGCTTGCAGCAGCTTTATGCCGCTCTCCGGGTCTGCGATTATGCTCTCTATGGTGGTCTCCGTGGCGTATGCTCCGTGCCGCCGGATGGTCGGGATCACCTCGTGGGTTATCCAGCGCTTAAAAGCTTTCGCCTCCGGCTTTCTGCTTCCCAGCACCAGCGTGTATAAGCCCGCTTCGCTGACTATTGTCGTTTCGCCCTGACGACCTAAGTTGAACTTAGCCCGCTCGTCCTCATCAAGGCGGCTCGCCGCTATCGTCGGATTGCTCAGGTCAAGAACCTTGCACACATCAGCAGCCACGAACCACGGCTCGCCGTCCTTTGCAATCGTCCTCACCTCGCCGAATTGCTCGCTCTTAAAAATCTGTATGTCGGTCATTGCTCGTCCTCCTCCAATCTCTTTATAATCTCTCCTCCAAAGGCGTTTTTGGTGAGTTTTATAAACTCTGCTACCGTCATCTTGCCCTCAAGGTCAACGCCGTGGTCTTTTGCAAACTGCTGCCTGCCCATAAGGCAGCTGCCTGTCAGCTTGTGATGCCACTCAAAAAAGTCTTTGGTAGGATACTTAACGCCTTTTTTGTGGCACTCCCAAAATGCCGCTATACGCTTCTCGGTGGGCATCACCTCAAAAAGCTTGTCTCGCAAGGCGGCGTTCGCTTCCGCAAGCGTTTCTCCGTGGGCAAAGTATCTGCCCTCCTTGACTATGTAACACGGTGTTTCGGTTAAGTCATTATTTACAATCGTCCCTTTTGCGATATTTCCGTGTATATGACTTATAGTAGTGGGAATACCATCCGCCACATGTACTTTTTTACCGTTTATGCTCTTCAAGCCGTAGCCGTCGCCATAGCCGTAGTCGTAGCCGAGGCCGGAGCCGGAGCCGGAGCCGGAGCCGAGGCCGTCGCCGGAGCCGGAGCTTATAAACTCCAAAACCTTTATCTCTTCCATTCTTTCACGCCCTCTATGCTCTTTATGGCCTCGGCGGTGCAGGGCATAATCTCAATAGCGTCCAGTACCTCGAGACTATCGACCGTCATTGTAAATTTGCAGTTTTGAGGATTAGTTACGCCCTCTGCCGCAAGCTGTAAAAGCGTTGCCGCTCCGTCCCAGTACCAAATGCAACGGACATTACGCATCTTAACCTCGCTGCCGTTTCTCTCCTCAATTTCGCCGTAAAAAACTCCGGCTCTGTCACACCTCACGATAAATTTCTGTTTTTCCATTGATTTGTCCTCCTTGTTTATTATTTAGATTTTTTTCTCAAAAATAGTCTCTCGCCTCGTCAAACTCTCCGTTCTTAAGCACATACCAAGTGTCCGCTTTCAGCTTTTCGCCGTCTATCTTCGCGGTCTTAACATCGGCTATATGCCATTCTCCATTTTTGCATTTCCACTCCGCAAGCATTATCCAAGACCCAAGGCAAGCCCTCGCCTTGCCCTCTATGCCAAAGGCGGCGGCAATCGCATCTTTGCCGCCCACAGAGGCGTGACCCTCGTAACCCTGCGCGGCGGCGTGTCCTTTGTAGCCCTGTGCGGCGGCGTGACCCTCGTTACCCTGCGCGGCGGCGTGACC